TACATCATCCACACGCACACGAGGTCATCGCGTCGGCCGGAAAGATCGTTGCGCGGATTCTGCCGGTACTCGGTGCCGTTGGTGGAGTAGGCGGCATAGCCGGGGCCGGTGGCAGGCGTCGAGGTGCCGGCAAGATCGAGCTGGTAAAACTCCTTCACCTCATCTGGCGTCATGAAAATCTCTTCCGTGAGCCAGTCCGCACCGATCCATCCATCGAGCGCGATGCACTTCTTGTCCGGGATCACGGAAGTCGGGCGCGGGAAGTCGAACACCAGCCCCTCGCGAATGATGACCATCGGCTCCTTGTGGAGCTGATCGACGGCAAGGCGCAGCTCTTCGGCCTCCGAGTCGTACATCGTCTTGTCGCCGTCCGGGCCTAAGTCGTCCATGAGCCGCTGGATATGCGCGAGCCGTTGCTGACTGTCGGCGATCTTCGCCTTGTTGTCGGGCGACAAATCGGTCTCACGCTGAAAGCCGAGTTTCACGTAGCCGACAGCGGTCTGGATCGCGGAGCGCACGCAGCGCTTCATCTGACTTTTGAACGTCGGTATCTGCTCGTTGATGTAGTAGTGGAAGCAGCACTCCAACGTCTTGCCGAGCTTCTTGTACATGTCCTCTTCGGCTTTGCCGGACTGTACGTCCTGCATGATCGCAAGCGCGGTCATGGGGTCTGGAATTCCCTGCGAGGCCATTTGCAGTTGCTGCATCGTCCCGTCCCATAGCTTGAACTTGAGCTTGGGCCGACACTTGGCGACGGCGCGCGGGTTCTTCGCATACAGGCTCGCAACCTTCTGCCTAACAAATCGCTGCGTGATGTTGCACTTGTAGTTTGCCTTCGGCCACGATTTCGTCGCGCCGTTCCACGCCACCTCCATGTCATCGAGCATCTGTTTGAAGGAGTCGCGGAAGTGTTTTTTATCGCAGCGAATATCCTCCTGAAGCTCGAGGACGAGAGCCGCGCGGGTCTCAGGGATTTCGATGTCGTAGCCTTTGATAATCATCACCACACCTCGGCCGTAGCCGGCGCTTCGCGCAATTGCTGTTGATAGGCCATTTCCTTTTTCCACCAGCCGAATGTGCCGGTAGTGAGCGATGGCGTGTCGCGCTGCGGAGTGCCCGCGATGAGCTGCAACACCTTCAGACCCATGATCGAAATCGCCGACACAAAGTCGTCGTTGGTTCCGTGCGGGAAGTGCATGAGTTCGTGCTTGGCTTCCGAGAACCACGGAGCGGCGCGCGGGAACACCACACGGCCGGCTTGCATGAGGCCCGCAATCGACTGCGCGATGGCCTCCTTGTTTTTGTGAACCGGCATCGAGTCGATTACGACCGGGATGCCGCGCTCAATCTTTCGCTTGTGAATCCAAGGTCCGATTGATTTGAGAATCGCTTCGTCTTCGGCGAACCAGAACGACGGTTTCCAAAGTTGCACGAGGTCGAGCATTGCTTCGACGGTCTGATCCGGCGGACGGCGGTCCCAATAGCAGTCGAGCAACCACAGATATTTGTTAGGGCAAACGCCCGCAATAATCATGCAGCTCGCGTCATGCTTTTTCTTGTCGGTGCCGATGGCGTGATCGCTCGCGGCGTAAATACGCATTTCCGCGGCCTTTGGGCGATTGGCGGCGGTGTAGCTCTTCAGCCAGGCGGCGCGGAAGAACGCGCCTTCCTCCGGCGATGGCCGCTGCTGGTACAGCGCCATGAATCCAGTGGGGTCGATGCGCTTCTGCGCTTCGAGCATCGGCAGCGGAAAACGTTCTGGCCACAGCGCCTCGCCGGGCTTGCGTCCCATCGGATCTGAGAGTTCGGCGATAGCTGGGAGATTCAGCACCTTCCACTTCGACGCTTCCTCGCGGTTGTACGCGGGGTTGTGCGGATCAGTTAGGCGCCCAACTACGTCATCCTCGTTCCACCGGGTCATCACGAGGACGACGCATGAACCCGCGCGCATCTGGCGCGTGAGGAACACCTTCACAAACCAGTTCCATATTTTCTCGCGCATGGTCGGCGAGTCCGCTTCCTCGGCGTCCTTGATTAGATCGTCCGCGATGAGGAGGTGTCCGCCGCGACCGGTCGAACTACTGCCGCGACCGACGAATGAGAGCTGCCCGTTCGCCGCCGTTTTGATGCGGTCGGAGGCTTGCGCGCCGGTCTTTAATTTGCAGAGCGGGAAGATGTCCTGATGGCGCGGGCTTCGGAGCACGTCACGCACGTCGCGCCCGATGTCGCCGGCATAGTCATCGTTGTACGTCGCGATGATGGTGGAGCGGTACGGATCGCGGCCGGTGAACCATGCCGGGAAAAACTTGCTGATCTGCTGCGTCTTGCCGTGACGCGGTGGCATGGTCACGATCAACCTGGGCCATGTGCCACGGTCCACTTCTTCGAGCGCAGCGGCGAGCACTCGATGATGCTTCGCCACCTCGTACATCGACTGCGACAAATCGTCGGGGTCGTCGGGCGAAGGCATCATCAGTTGGCAGTACAGAAGGAAGTCATCCTTGGCCTTGCGCAACACGCGCAAGCGCTCAAGCGCCTCCAGTCGCGTCTGTAGCGTCTGGATTCCCTTGTCCTCGCTGTCATCGTTCACAGCCGGCGGCGGCAACGCGGCTGCATCCGCAACGGGCGCGGCCTTGCGCTTGCGCACCTTCGCGGCGGCGGTCATCGCCGAACACTCACGGGGCCGATCCCCTCCGCCCACACGCCGAAACCCAGCCGCGAGGCAAACGGGTTCGGCGTGCTTTCGTCTTTGCAGACGCTGGGCGGAGGGGCCGGCACTTCTTGTACTCCTGCAAGATCGCTCGGCGTCTGCTCTTCAGGTTTGTGGAGGTGGCAGCTCGCGAAAATGCACAGGAGGAGGGTGACGTTCGGCGCGCGTCCTTCCACCGACAGCTCGCCCGGCGTGCGCTCAACGGCGCAGCCAGCGAGTAGCGGTAGCGAAGCGATGAGCGCCGCGACGTTCATGAGGGCTGCGTCGGCTCCCCGGTCTGACCCATCACTGGAGCCGGCGGCGGGGCCAGGATCACTTGGCCGGTTGCAATCGCCTGCAACATGCCAACGGCAATGTCGTACTGCTCGCGCTGTGCGCGCGTGTGTGCCACCTGATCCAGAAACTGCAACGCAAACGCTGCCGCCTGCTGCGGGTTGACCTGCACTTGCTGTGCGTCTTTGTCGTGTCCGTTTTTCATAGAGCCTCGCGTGTGGTGTTAAACGTCTCGTTCTGCGTGGAAAACAATCGTGGCCGTGTCTTTCACAAGGCCGTCAGCGTCGTTGCGGATTTCAAGGGACATCGTGGCGTCAACGCCGCCCGAGCCGCCGGAGAGCGTCCAAAGGCGAGACGTGCCAAGGTTCAGATACGTGCCAAACGTGCCGCTCGTGAACGCGCCACTAACTATCGTCGCGCGCACGGAGTAGGAGGACATGTTGGTCTGTGGCGTGATCCACGAGCCTCCGCTGCCAATCGTGTTCGTCCCCAGCGTCAAGTTGATAAAGCCACTGGAGTTGAGCTGGTACTGCGCGACGCCGGCACTCCCGCTGTTGAATGCGTTGGCGTTCGCGTTGGGCACGTTGATCGTGTTCGACGCTGCGGCGATGGACTGGAACAACGCCGCGAGGTCATTCGCGCCGGCCTTGAAGCCGGTATCTGAGATAGCCGTCGTAGCGCCTCGCGGCTCGAAACGCTGCGCAAGATCGACGCCACCGTTTGACTGGAAACCGGTGTTCGCAATGGCCGCACTCGTCCGCGCCTTGAAAAGCAAGTCGAGGTCGCCGCGCCCGCTGATTACATAGCCTGTCGTCATGCGGGCGTGTAGATAGCCGTGAGGATGTCGCTTACCGCGTCCATCGTTGGGCAAAACGTGTCAACGATACCCGTGCCGCCGGGGATGCTGTTCGATGGCATCTGGCGCACGAGAAAGCCGCCGCTTTCGACCACAACCACTTGCGCCTCTTGGCCGAGCAGTGGGTCCGTGTTTGTGATTGGCATAGATAGTCCTTCCAGTTATGGGGCGAACGGCTCGAAGATTTTGCCGAGCCAAAAAACCACTTCGGGGATGGTTGCGGCGTACAGCGTCGCGGGCACGGTGCCGCTGCCGGTTGAGGTGATGATGTAGCCGTTGGCGACGTAGCGAACGGTTGCGCTTGGTGACATGCGTTACTCCTTCATGCGATGGCGTGCTCGTCCTGCCATGCGGCGAGCAACAGAATTGCGAGGCGGTCATATGCGACGGACTTGCCGTCCGAGAGCTGCGGGCAAACGTCGTGGACTTCTTCTGCGATGAGACCTAACTGTTCGCGGTCGTCGCCGTCGAGTAGTCGGTACAGAAGCGGGCGCAGGCGCGCGAGGATGTTGGCGGGCTTTGACGGAGCGCCGGTTTCGCGTTTGAGCGCGCGAGATGATGTGGTAGTGAATCCCGGCGCGGACAGGGTGTAGTTAGTCTGCGCCGTCGTGGTGGAGTCACGCAGGAGCAGCCACTTGCCGTCGCCGCCTACGTGAATGCCGGCCGCCGAGTTGTTCGACATGAACGTCGGATTGAGGCCGCCGTCATAGACTGCGATACCGTGGTAGCCGCCGACCACGCCCGTAACCAAAAAGCTGCCGTAACTCGTCGTCCCTAAATTCGGCTTAATCTGCCTGCCGCCACCAGCATCGTAGAGACCCACGTCACTGCGGAATCCGCCGTTGCACTGGACGATTCCCTGCGCGAAGGTGCCGTTCGTGTACTGGCCGGCACCATTCAAGACGAGCCAACCATCGCTGATGTCGTACAGGGCGGTGCGGCCCTGCATTTTGATCGTCATGGAGCCGGGGCCGGAGAAGTCGCAGTTGAGGCAGTTTAGTTGTAGCTGTAGATAGGCACTCGTACCTCGGTTGTAGGCGAGGATTCCCGCCACCGTGGCCGACTGCATACTTATTTCAAGGCTTGGTGCGAGCGCCGCCCCTGTGCCGCCGCTGTATGCGCCCGTGATCTGGAGCGAGCCGTTCTGCGTGAAGCGCGCCGCTTCGCTGAGGCCCGAGTTCGTTGTAAAAACAATGGGCAGGCTTTCCGTGCGGAACGCCAGTGCATCGAGCACGCCGCTGTTTACAAGTGCCGCGCCGTTCCCCACGAAAGCATACGGGGTGCCATTCCGCAGCAGACGCAGGTAGTTGCCGGTCGCGTTGGTGGAATTGAGATTTATAGAGTTGGGTGCCGAGCCGGAATTGACAGTGAGAACACCGTTAGCCGTGACAGCGCCGCTGAAGGTGGTTGCACCCACGCCCAAGAATTCATACGTGGGGTTGTCTACGGCGTTCCCGAAGCGGAATGAGTTGCCTTGAATAGTTAGGTACAGGTTTGCGGCATCCGCTGACCGGACATACAAGGCCGGGTTGTTGGCGTCGCCGGCCGTGATGAGCAGCCCGTATGGAACTGGCGCGTTGCCATTCACGCGGAGCGCCCACTGACCGGGACCGCTGTTGATCGTCACGGGAGTCGCGCCGGCCGGGCCGCTGAAGGTCCACGGCCCGTTGAC